CATGGATCCTGATTGAAACAGATACTTCGCCCATTCTTTTTCTTCATCTACAGCTTCTCTGTACATATCATAAACTTCTTCTTCACAATCTTTCATCACTTTCAACATCTCTTTGTCTTGTTCAAATTTTTGATAGTTCTTGATGATGTGTTGTGATATGGCGAGATGTTGAGACTCATCTCGAGCAATCAAAGAAATGATCTTCGCAGATCCTTCCATGAGCCTCAACTCCCCAAACCCAAATGTACACGCAAATGACACATAAAATCTAACTCCCTCAAGTATGTTGATACTGATCAACATTTTATAAAAAGCTTTCTTGAGTTCGTATGATGATATTTTGTGTCCTAATTGATATTGCATCCCCAATTTAATGAACTCGTCATATCCTTTTGTGACTGAATCAGCTCTGGACACGATTTCTTTAGTATCGAGTATTGTATCAAACACCTCTGTGGGATTTGAATAGAGGTTTTTCACAATGTAAGTGTAAGATCGACTATGTATAGACTCCATAAAGTCCCAAGCTAAAATACAACCCTCTAGTTCTGGAATAGAACAATACGGCAGTAGGGCTAATGCTGGACCACGACCTTGTACTGAATCTAATAGTGTCTGATATTTAAGATTCGAAGTAAAGATGTGTTTTTGACCTTCGTCTAATGATTGATAATCATTTCTGTCTTTCTGTAGTGATACTTCTTCTGGTCTCCAGAAGTAGCCTAGTTGTGTTTGTGTAAGTTTATCAAATATGGGGTATTTGAATTCATCAAATCTCTGAACTGAAAGTTCTTCTCCGAAGAACATTGGTTCTTTTAATCTATTGATTCGTTTTCTATTGAATACTGTCATATCGCGCAAGCATCACAATCCTCATCATCTGTTTCATAATCTTCATAATGATCATTTGATATAGAATCTATCACTTCCTCAGTTAAAAGAATGTCTTCATCTGTTTTACTATCGTAAGTGTTCTGATAATAAGATGTTTTCCATCCATACTTGTATGTAGTCAGCATGTCTTTAGCCATTTCAGATAACGGAACTTCATTGTTCTCGTAATTCTCTGGATTATATGACCAATTACCACTAATGGCTTGATCAAAAAACTTCTGCATGACTGCTACTACCTTTATATACCCGTCATTGTTAGGCATATCCCATAATAATGTGTAATTGTTCTTGAGATAAGGATAACCTGGGACTATCTGTTTCAGAGGTCCTTTCTTAGATTTCTTAATTGACAAGTAATCACGAGGTGGTTCTATACCGTTAGTCTCATTACTCACAACAGAGGAGCTCTCAGACGGCATCTGAGCCGACAATGTACTGTTCCTTACTCCGTGTTTAACTAGTTCTTCTCGTAAAGATTCCCAATCACACTCGTATTCAGGTTCGACTATTTCGTCAACATCTTTCTTGTAATGATCTATGGGCATTAATCCACCGAAATACTTTGTTTCATTCCAACCATCACAAGAGCCTTTCTCTTTACTGAGTTGAATTGATGTTTTGAGTAAATTGTATTGAAAATGTTCTGATAGTCTGTGTACTAGTTTCCAAGCTTCTGGATCATCATACTTGACTTTGTTCTTAGCTAAGAAATGAGCCAATCCTATGAATCCGATACCCAAACTTCTTCTTCGTTTAGTTGATATTTCAGCAGCTGGTAGAGGATAGTCTTGATATTCAATGACTTCATCTAAAGCTCTTACTGCCAGATCACATAGTTCTGGTAATTCTTTAAGATCATTAGTTAAATTACCAACATTGATAGCTGATAATATACACAACGCGACTTCTCCTTTTTTATCATTAGGTGAAGTTAATGGAGTTGTGGGTAATGTGATCTCTTGACATAAATTAGACATACTGATCTTAGCTTCATCTTCAAAGAATGATGAATGACTATTACAATGATCTATGTTCATGATATAGAGTCTACCTGTTTCAGCTCTCTCTTTGAGTAACTCCATGAATAGTTTCTGAGCTCCGATCTTTTTCTTCGGAACTGAATAAGCTCTCTCGTATTTCTCATACATTTCATCAAACTCAGGTAGACCAAACGCCTCATACAATCCAGGAACTTCATGTGGTGAGAATAGTGTAATGTCTTCATTCTTGAGAAATCTCTCATAGAATAGTTTAGATATTTGTATTGAGTAGTCTAGTTTTCTGACTCTGTTATCTTCTGAGCCTTTGTTATTCTTGAGGACAATAATGTCTTCTATCTCTTGATGCCAAATCGGGAAATGAACCGTTGCCGAACCCCCGCGAACGCCATTTTGAGTACAACAACGGACTGTTGATTCGAACTTTTTAAGAAACGGAATAACTCCTGTGTGTTGGACCTCTCCGCCCCGAATTTTTGAACCCAATCCTCGTATTCTACCTGCGTTGATACCAATTCCCGCACGCTGAGCGACATAACGACCAATAGCCATGTCAGAACTAAAAATACTGTCAAGAGTATCGTCGCTATCGACAAGAACACAACTAGCAAACTGTCGTAAAGGAGTCCTAATACCAGCCATGATCGGTGTTGGAATGTTAATCTTGAATGACGAAACGCTATCATAATATCTTTTAACATATTGTAACCTGTTTTCTTTTGGATATTCTTTGAATAGAGTAGCTGCTATCAACATATACATATATTGAGGTGACTCGTATAATTGACCTGAACTTCTGTCTTGAACAAGATACTTATCTACAACTTGTCTTAGTCCAGCATATGTAAACAACAAATCTCTGTCGTGTTTCATATAACTGTCTAGTTTTTCCCATTCCTCGTCACTATAGTATGTTATCAATTTCTCATCATAGACATTATAATTGATATTTCTTAATACTATATCTTTAAGAGGTGGGTAAATCTCAGAATCTTTCCACTTAGTGTTGAACACACTTTTTCTTACTTGAAACAACAACAATCTAGCTGCTACATATTGATAGTTCGGTGTTTCCAAACATATCAGATCAGCTGCTGACTTTATGAGAATACTTTGTATCTCTGTTGATGTGATTCCATCATAAAATTGTAAACCCGAATTCATCTCGACTGACGATTCAGATACTCCTGCTACATCTCTACACGCAGCCTCTACCATTCTATGTACTTTCTCTAAATCTATGGCCTCTGTTTGACCACCACGTTTAACTACGAATGCTGTATTATCACCCACTTACTTTACTCCAGTCACTCAAAGCCATCTTCGCTGACAACCCTGAAAATTTATTCTTATTAATAGTGTCTTCAATTATAGTTGAGGACAACCCGTTCAACACCATATCATTGATGTCTTTTTCTTTTATAGACTTAGGCCAAATACATACTGTAAAACCATCTTCTATCATGTGAGATAAGTGTTTTATGATCTCAGGGTTTCTTGGTTCATTATCAAACACAATTACAGCTTGCTCAGCTGGAACTATTGACTTCAACTTTGAGAAGTCACTACCAGCTACGGCGATTGCGTTTTGTAAAAATAAACTGTCAATAGGGCCTTCTGTAACGTAAACTCTTTTGTTGTAATCGACTGTTCGTAAGCCGTAAATGAGTGGTTCTTTATCATCAAATTTTAATGTTAAATATCTTAGTTTGTTGTTATTTAGAGCCCTACCTGAAACACCAATTAGTTTTCCTTGTCTAGAATAGAAAGGTAATACTAGTCTTGGATCATTTCCAAATACTCTATCTTTATACTTATAATCTAGAGAACTTAGAGACTGACAATTCTCAATCGCGTACAATTCGTCCCATTTATCTTTCGGAATCTGTCTATGATTGAGATAATCAATAGCTCTTTTTGAGTCTATAGCGAGTACACACCCGACCTTTTTGAGAGGATCATCTTTAAATACAATCTTACTCTTAGGTACTATAGTCTTATTTATAGTCGGTTCTTTCTTATAGAATTTCTCGACAGCGTACTGCTTCCACAATGTTGAATCTTGTTCTTTCAAAAACTTCGCGAAGCTTTTCGATTCACCACAGTTGTGACATTTGTATACGAATGTTTCTTTGTAAACGAAGTGATATCCTCGAGCTTTGTGAGGATTCTTCTCTGAGTCACCACAATAGGGACATGAATGATTTAATAAATCTTCATTTTTCCATTTGGGGTTTCTGAATCTACTAGAGATCAAACGCAGATATTTTTTATCTACCCATAACATAATTTATCTATAGTATCTATTATAACAGCTTTCGCTGTGTTGTCAAGGTCAGTCCTTGAATAGTATAATTATTTCACATTGAACTGTTTCATTACAGAAACTTCTCACAAATTCAGAAGCAGAAGATAAATCATCTCTGCTTCTGACTTCTATTGTGATAATAGAATTACTTCGATTTGAAGTTAGGCTCTCAGAACGATTTCTGAATTGTCGAAAGGAGCTTACTCTTTTGGGCTTTCTTCTGGTTCTTGCATTTCGTCAGTTTGTTCGTCCACGTATTCAGCACCTGACTCGACAACACCTGCTGTGGTGTCAATGACAAAGGCTGTTGCGTCAACAACATCTTCAGCGACTGCTGAGACTACAGTAGCAGTTCCACCAACTACGGCATCAACTGTTCCTGTTACAATCTCCTTTCCACCTTCCCATACTGAATTGATAGAAGCGCATGAGGCAAGTAGAATAAGAAAACTTATAGCTATTAAGTTTTTCATAACTTTATTCCTTTTTTTTATTATTATTATAATAATTTAATTAAAACACTACGCCAACTGCGCTAGTGCTGCGGCACTTCAATGTGCCTACCCTATATTTATGTCTTAATGATTCTCTAATATTCGTAAATTGTGAGCTGAATGATATAAAAAATCATACGTTATTTCAATCGAATGTACTATTAATATTATTGTAAGAAGAAAGGCGCATACCTTTAACCATTTAATCATGTGTTTCATAATATTTCCTAAGTATGTTCAAACTTTGAACAAACTCTATATATCTATTATAACAGCTTTTGTTGAGTTGTCAAGGTTAGTCTTTTTCTCTTGGAAATAGACCGATAGTTGGTCTTCTTGAGTCACTACCATTTGTCACACCAACAGCATCTTGAGTTGATCCGTCTGGATTTTTGATAGTTACATTTCTGTAGTAGATAACAACCTCTTGAACTTCTCTTAAATATCGTCTTAACTCTTGCATATTAAAGCTCATTAGTTCATAATCGTCTATTGTCATTGCGACAAAGACCACATCTCCACCATTTAATTTCTTAATGTCATCTAGAAATCTGTCAAGATATGTGTAGCCGTCTGGCCATGAAGGGTTTTCTTTACCAAGAGTACAGTCTCTTTTACCTTCTGGATTCTTATTACAAGGATTAGCTATCTTGGCTTCACTCACAACAAACCATTTAGGATCCTTTAGATCAATAGACCTAGGCATAGTAGGTTGAATGATCTCAATCTCTATAGGTTTAGATATTACTTCTACTTGTTTTGATGCACAACCACTAATTATTAGTAGTGGAAGCATCGTCAAGATTGTCAAGCATTTTACTGTCATTTTCAATCGTGATGAATATTTTCGCTGTTCCATCGTTTACTCTCTTTTCAATTAGACCTGGTTTAGCTATTGCTAACTTATTCAAATTATGTCTTTTGAATATGTCTAAGTATCTAGTCATTTCACCTTCAATCTCAGCATTTCTAGCTGTTAAATTGTTTAAGGCTTTTCCCTGTCGTTCAAAGTTCTCTTTAATTACTTCTATTGTTTTTTTCTGTTCATCAACAGCAAAAGTTAAGGCCATGTTCTCAGCCTTTACTGCTTCGTATTGATTATATAAGAAATAGGATCCCATTCCCATTACTAAGATAATACCCATTAATACTTTACTCATAATTCATTGTACTCTCTAATCATATAATCGATAGGAGTTTGAGTTTTGATTTCAACCACTCTATCATTTATATCTTTAAAAATTATGTGTTTTGGAGTTATCTTGATTTTCTTCTTCACGATAAATTTATGAGTTTCTTTCTGATCAAAAGCATCTCTGTATGTGATCCAAATCTCATAATACTGACCTCGAATAAGTTCAAGTATCCAATTCCATATTCTATTCATTTCTTTCTAGCTTTTCTTATCGCTAGTTCCTTAACTCTCCGTAAGAGTTTCTTTTTCTTTCTGACTACTACTGTAGATGAATCGTCACCAGTACCTGCTATGTGTGGGCCTGTAACTGACCCCATATCTTCTGACTTTAACTTGAGTTTCTGAGCTCTGAGTCTAGGTTCTCGTCTGTTGTAGTGTTGAGTTACTAAAGAAAGATTCTTCTTATCATTATTTAATGGATCATTATCTTTATGATGTACATCTTTACCATCACCTTTTTCAGCTTTACCTTCTTTTTCCATTTGTCTACGAGCTCTCTTACGAGCTGCGTTTCTAGCCATTTGTTCTGGTCTAGAATGATAGTTTTCTCTTTCTTTCTTATAATTTCTCATAAACATTTTCTGGTGTTGAGACTACATATGGATCTTCTCCATGATTGTCTTCAATACCTTCCTCGGCGAACATTTGTTCTACTATACCGTTATTTATAACAACAGCGTATCTCCAACTCCTCATTCCGAATCCTAAATTAGTCTTGTCAACTAACATACCCATTTTTCTTGTAAATTCACCGTTTCCGTCAGCTATACATTTAACTTTGAATCCGTCGGTATGTTGTTTAGCCCACGCGTGCATGACGAACCCGTCATTGACTGAAACACAATATATCTCATCAATTCCTTTCTCTAAGAATTGATCGTACATAGCTTCATAGCCAGGTAGTTGTTTACTTGAACAAGTTGGTGTGAAAGCACCGGGTAATCCGAATACGATTACTTTTTTTTCTTTGAATAAATCCCACCCTGATCTAGGGTCCATTGGTTGGTTTAGGTAAAATTCTGGTGATGTTAGATTCATAATATATCCTCTCTAATTATCTATCTCAAGTCATGTGCTGTACAGTACATCATTAAGTTTTTATCAACATTATACATACGGAATACATTTACTCCGTATACTTTTCCAGCTGGTTTATTAACAGCTTGAATTATTGTATCACCTCGTTCAGCTTCAATGTCTTCATCAATGATCATTTTTCTGGTTAAGGTGTAAGTTCTTTCGTTTTGTAGTTTGTTTACTGGTCTGAATTCTTCTAATAGGTTAGCTTCTAGTGTTCCTGATTCTTGTAAGTATTTGAATACTTCTTTATCCAGCTTCGTGCCTTTTAGACCAGTGTGTTCTTTGATTAAGAATAGAGCCGCGGCATATGAGGATAAGCGAGCCTTACCTAATGGTAACATTTCGATTAGTCTTTTTAAATTGAATACTAATCTGTGTAAAAATGTGTAAGCATTCTTTCTTTCAGTAGTATTAACTTTTTCTGATTTGATTCTTTTACCTTTGTCAGTTATCAATCCAGCTTTAAACGCTGCTTGTTCTGTCCAAGGTGTTGTTAAGAGTTTTAATACTCTGAAGGTGATTACCGTGTCTAAAGCTCTTGTGGCCATTTATAATTCTCTCATCTTTTCTATTACTGATTTATCTAAAGGTATTTCTTGTCTCCAACCTTCATCTACATATCCTAAGTATAATAAACAAGTTTTAAGAACTGGCCAGTAGTCTTTGTCGAGTTTAAACTCTAACATTCGTATAGCGTTTTCTACGCCAAATAGATTATTCAGTACAATGAGATGATTGAGAATCAATCTCTCTCTTAGTTCACCGTTGTTGTAATATCTTTTTAGAAGTCTTTTAAGATAACGAAACCTTCGTATGTCTTCATAGAATTCTTCTGTAGATGTACACTGCGGGTTATCGTAATGTCTAATCGCGTATAAGGTAAAGTTTTCTTCGTTCAGCTCTTCAAAAATATCCATCATGTAAGTATATATGACTTACGAATGTTATTGAATCTTACCTGCTACCCTAAATCCACCTTGTGGCATTCTTTCGTAATCTATACTCAATGTTAAGTTCTCAGGTATAGTTGGTACTAATACATGAGTCTCAGCTGGATCTAATTTCTCTCCAAACTGAGTAATTGGTAATGATAGACTACCTGAATCACCAGGTGTTTCTGTTTGTACATCAAATGTGAGTCCTAGTTGTTGAACTTTTCCAGCTAAGTTAGTTAAAGCGGCGTCCACATTCATGAACTCCTGTGCCATAACACCTTCTAGCCAAGCGTTAACCCTAGTTTTCACATCAGCTTGATCTAATCTGAAAAAATCAGCTGGGATATCCGAAGATATCCCGCCTGAATGATGCGTCTCGTTAATATAAGTCTTAAAACTTTTCATAATTTATTCCTAATTACGCTGTAACTGTAATTGACCCAGCTGCTGTTCCGATAGCGACTAACTGAGTAATAGTACTGTTTGTACTTGTTCCGGCGTCTTTAATAGTACCAGAGTTCAACGCTATTGCGTCAGCTGCGATTACTAAGACATCATCAGCGTTTGTAGCTGCGTTAGCTGCTGCAATTGCTAGTGTGAATACTATCTCATTAGTACCTGTACCAGAAGCGTATGGTAAGTTGTGAGGTCCACGACCTGTTCCACTACCTTCGTTTCCGTTAGTTACTGCTAAGTATGGTACACCACTACCTGTAGCTACATCAACTGCTTCGTTGAATCTAGCTCTTACTGATAGACTAAATCCGGCTGATTTATCAGCGGCTGTTGTAATCCATTCTAATTCTGTTATATCTGCTGTTCCAATTGAGGTTGTCAATGAACCTATGGCTACTAAAACTTCTGGTGTTGCACTTGTGTTGTCATTACCAGACATTGTAGAACCTGATTCTATTGTCCAACCACCGGCTGCAGCGTAGACTTCTTTCTTTTGTGCAGTGGTCAAGTGTTTAGGCTTTGACTCGTCTGCATCTGTTGCTCCCCATAATGGCATTTTCTTTATCTCCTAAAGATTATTTATAAATATACTATCTATTTAGTATTTTAAAGAACTTGTTAAAACTATTTTTATCCTTTTTCATGGCTTTTTGTATATCGCCACGTTGGGATGGTTTTAACTTATTCAGTTGTTTAAGTACTTTCTCAGCTTCTTTTTTAGAAACTTTAATCTTACTCTTATCGTCTAGTTTAATTTCACTGCCACCACTTAGGTCTGCAGCGCTTTTAAATTGAACAAATACATTTCGATCAGCTTTATCTTGTTCACCTTTATTACCTTTGTTATTAAAGTAATCAACAGCTGCTCTTGTTATTAATTCGTCTTTGGCATCTTTGTATTTACCACTCATCTTGAGTGCTAACTTATCTATCATACCTAGTAATTCTCTTTCAGTCTTAGCTTTCATAACTAAAGCATGAAGAAGATTATTACCTGCTTGTGAAGGCATGCCCAAATCTGGTGCTTTTCTACCTTCTAAAATCATTTTTAGCCACCTTCAAAGCTTAATTTAAATTTTGGATATTTGCTTTTAACTGCTTTTGTGATCTCTTTCATCATTGGATCGTCAAAAAACTTCGTCTGAAGCTTTTGGGATCCCCAATCAAAACCGTACAATGGATGATTCTTATCATCATTTGCATCGTGATATTTTTTAGGAAACATATCTGTAGTCATATCATCTAAATTACCATCACCATAACTCATATAAATTTGAATAAGTTTCTTTGGTTCATTAATCGTCATTGACATAGCACCTTTATATGTACCAATAAGATCATATTCTTGAACTCCACCATCTTTTCCTGAAGTTCGTTTAAAAACAAAAGGAACTGGCTTATTCATGAAGTTTTTCAGCTGACCCAATCTTATTGTGCCAAGAGCTTCATTTAACTCTTGTAAATTATATCCTTGTCCTGGTGTTGTCCAACTCATTTTATTTAGTTCCCGAATGAAGGGCCTTTGATATACCCTAACTTTCTCATTTTCTCACGGAAAGTAGTTGTTCTTCCATCTACTTTAGATTTTTCACTCTTAGTATCTTCCCTAACTTCTCTGTCCATCCAGTCTTCAAACTCATCAACCTCATCGGTTCTAACTTCACCGTTATCCATTGCATAGTCCATGAATGCTTGTTGTGCTTTTGGATTCTTGAAGTAACCATCTTTCTCATATTTCTTGAGGTCGGCTTTAAACTTCTTCTTTAAAGCATTAAGTTCACGGTTGACTACTTTTTCTTCAATATTATTATCTTCTTTAACACCTAGTTTTTTCATTGCTATTTTGATAGCGTTATCCATTGCTGGTAATTTGTTAGACTTAGGTCCTTCTTTAGCAATGATTCTAGCTTTCATCATAAGTAGATCAGAATATTCTGTATACTTACCTTCTTCTACTTCTTCTTTCTTCTCGCCATCACCTTTCCAATTCTTGTCGATATAATCAAAGAATTCTTTCTTTTTAGCATCATCTAACTCAGCTGGTGAAGAAACTTTAAATTTCTTCAATACTGATTTAAAGAATTTTTGATAAGCTTCTTGATCTTCTTTAGTCATGGCTTCATAGAATTTATTGTTAAAACTTTCGTTAGCTATTCTTAAAAGTTCTCGAACTTTAGGATCATCTGATAGACCTTTCTTCAATTTCTCGATAGCTGCCTCAGCTCCTGAGTAGTTACCAGCGACATATCTCTTATCGAAGGCTATACCACCTGCTTGTTTAATTAGTTTAGCTGAGAACTTACCCTCAGTTATCTCTCTAAATGTTCTCACGTTATTTTCCTCGTTAATGTATTTATATGTGAATGATTTACCTGTATATTTGTCTTTGACATTGAATGTGTTTTCACATAATTTTAAAACTGGTCCGGCCGTCTTCTGACCATCTGGTTTTACAAATGCTACTTCTTCACTCATAATATAAGAATCTTCTATTTGATCTCTAGTATATTCTATAGGCGATTGTTCTTCTGTTATAGATTCTAAAGCATATATCATTCTTTCTGTTTCTCTGTCTTCAAATACATCTTGTAAGTCTGATTTAGTGTAACTGATAAAGCCTTGTTTACCTAGTTGTTTTTGAATCTGTTCTATTTGTAATTCTTGATCGGTAATCATTCCGAATGAATTACAAGCTTCTGTTATGTCTAATTCTGTGGCATGTCTCTTACCATGACCTTTAATATCTATAGCTACTGCTCTTGGATATTGTTGTGATTTTAATTTGAATGGAGACTGTTTAGCGTGTGTTCGTTCTTCTTTAAGTTGATCTTCTCTTGAAACTTCTTCTTTGATACCTAATCGTTTCATAGCTTTTTTAATGATAGGTCTCGCATCAGTATTTGGATTCTTTTTACCAGCTGAGTCTAGGTCATCTAATAGTGAATCGTCGCCAATCAATGAAGCGATTGCTTCTATAGCTGAATCACCATCTTTACCAAGTGGTATGGGTTTTTTCATTAAATCTTTTAATTGTTTCTTTTCTTTAGAAGTTTTCGGTATTGCCCATGTACCTTCTTGAACTTCTTCTTTTCTACTACCTCTTTTCTGTCCGTAATAGTCTTTTAAGAAGTCTTTTGCGACTGATAATGGAATATTGAATGTCTTGGATAGTTCTTTAGCTGTTGCACCTTGTTGAATGTCTATAAGAAGATCACTCATCGCACCTTCTTCTAGTTTGAGTTCTTCTTTCATACCCATCATTTTTTGAGCTAGATTGACAAGTATTTGGATATTAGCCGTTTCCATTTTCTTCTTATTAGCGTCATTGACTTTTGCATATGCTTTAACAATAACACTCGCAGTAAACATATCAATCATAATTCCGGCAACTTTGCTTGCGCCTTTAGTGTCTACAATTTTCTGGAGATCAGGCATTAAGTTTTTACCTTCTTTAAGTCCCATTGTATTGTTCTCGAACTTGAATATATTATCGAACGCGAACTTGGAATATGTCTTATATCCCATCTTTGCCAGTTTCAGTTGTATTAATTTTCTTTGATGTTCAACTGAACCCTGAGCCTTTGTACCTAGAGCTAGATATGCTTTCTTAATTTCTTTTTCGCCAGCATGATCTTTTCTTTTTAATAAATCAATATTTTTTATATCATCCTTTTTTTGAGCCACTTCCTGCATGTAGTTCATTTTTTCAGCTTGTTGTTGATAACGCGTCTGTGCGGGTTGATTCTTCTGGATTTCTTCGATAGCTTTACGCAAATCTTTAAAATCTGTAATACTTTTGTTGTTAGACATAGATTTAATTACTATTAATTGCTATACCGACAGCTTCTACTGTAGCGTGTCCGATTAATGTGTCTGTAGGGTCTTTCTGAATAATTACTTCTTGTTGACCTTCGACTGTGAATGTACCTATAGTAGTAGTACCAACATTGGCTAATGTTACAAGTTGTTCCGAGCCTACGGCACCTGTGTTAAGTAATCTCACATAACGGCTAAGGCCGATATTAGAAACAGTGGAAGCGTGTAAATTGGCTTCGGTTGTTATGGGTTTCCATGGAAGTGACATTGTTTTAATTCTCCGTTATTGTAATGTATTTATGTATTTATATTTTTATAAAATCTGATTTAACCCACGGATCCGTGAGTAGGTTGATATTTATCCCAAAGACTAGTATAAGTAGCATCATCTTTAGTATTATTTTTAATTACCCAAAAATTCTTCTCGAAGTCACCTAATAGTGTATCAGCATTTGAGCTTCTGTCTACTTCTGTAGCAGATGTTTGTAAATCTAGAGGAATCGTATAACTAAATTGCATTGTTTCTAGGGGTGTTAATGATGAATAATCAGGAATATCTATTTCTGTAGGTACTCCATCATCTCTAACCCAATGTTTTTTAGTAGGTACTGTTGATTCTTTGTAAATAGAAACTTCTATTGAAACTGCATGTGTAGTCCCATCAGCTCTTCTACTAAAAGTATATGTTGAATTCATACTTAACATCCAAATCCTCCACCGCTATGTGTCACACCACCACTAGCTGTAACTACTACTTCTGTATAACTCGGTTCGTATGCATCACCAGAAGGTGATGTTGGCCATGTCCAGTTAAACCTAGCACCAATAGTCATTGTACTTAGTCCACTCGCATTACTGGCTCCTTCACAATTAGCTGCAACTCCAACTTTATATCCTACCTTAGTAGCACCTAAGTTAGTTGTTGAATTTGTTCCATTAGCTACTGTAGCTACTGATCCACCAGAACCAAAACAAGTTCCAGTACCAGAATTCGTTATTGTATCGTAACTCATTGTACAACCTGTGGGTAGCATACCTGATGTGTTTTCAGTTATAGTACCTAATACTGTAGCGGCTGTTAAATTAGTAAGATTACCACTTGAATCTATTTTCAGAGCGTGACCATTATTGGAACTAATTGAACCCCTCTGTCCGTAGATTGAAATAGTTGAACCACTCTTTGTACACCATATCTGAATTTCGGCTCGGGCGACCGCGATGCAGTTTGCACCTGAGTCATCTGTGGGGTGTTGAACTACTGGAGTACTTGCATTTCCTATTTTTGATTGCATTGGATCATATCCGACCCACTCACTAAATGAATATGTTGATGAATTTAATCCCGCTGAACCTGTACCCTGTGCTGCCACTACTGTACCTGATGTCTTAGTTGTATCACGACCATAGGCCCATGTTTCCTTCGCTAATGCATATGTACTTCCTGCACCAGTTCCAGCTACATTCTGTTGTTTAACTTCTTTACCTGAAAGTTCCTTAAAACTCACATTAGTTGAAGACATCGCTGAACCTGATCTGGCTCCTGAAGCATTTTTTTCAGCGATTATCGCCGAGACACTTACATTAGTTGATGCGATTGTCATGCTTGATACTCTCTATATTTTTTCATTGTACTTATATTTATGTCTTTTGATTCAACAGAATGAAGACCTCTTTTAACAGCTTCTATCCATTGAAGAGCTGGTTGATTTAACTTAGCGGCCCATACTGTAAGTTTACCCGCTATTGATTTATCAATAGTTCCGTCTTCATCATTCTGTATTTCATGATAGTCTCTAGACCCTGCTAAACTTTTTAATACACCTTTAACCTTCTGAGCTCCATTCCATGAGAATTCTACTACTTTATCGGGTAATGTTCTGTCTCTATTTTTATTTCTTTTCTTAGCTGTCTCTAAACTTGTGTTTATAAAAACTATTTTAACATCATATCCTGTCTTCTGTAACATTGATATGATCTTTTGTGATTTTTTTTGATCACCTGATGTTGAATCTATGATAACTCCCATTCGAGCATTGATTAGAGTTGTTAATCTTTTATCAGTAGATGCTTTAGCCGCCATTCTAGCTACTTCTCTATCTTCTATTTCATTCTTTGGCATCTTGAGAGATAGTCCCTTTCTTTTTAATAGTTGTACAAAGAATACATCGGAGTTCACAACTACTAGACCCATACTAGCTAATCCCAATTCTTTAGCGACTCTTGATTTACCACTACCTGGACCACCAGCTAGTATAATAGCTTTAAATATTCCAGGATCATTAATCCCTTCAACCACATCTAAGACTAAATCGTCTTCTTTATAATTAAGAATTGTATCCATATTTTCTCTTGGCCATGTTCATAGCTGTTGCGTGCATTACTTCGTCGGATCTTCCCGCGTATTTTTCTTTAAATTTATCTCGTTCTTTCTTGAGTTCTTTATACATCTTTTCTTTGTATGCTAATACATTTTTCGGTAATTCTTCTTCGTTTCTATTTCTATCTAATTTAGAATAGTCTATTATATTCTGGCCAGGTGTAAAACTTTGTGCATACTCTCTGCCTTCTTCTGTACCCCATTCATGAACTGATGGATCATAAATTTCATACATAAAGTCTGGGAATATTTCTTCTGTTACACCCATACCAGCCTGTACAGCTGTATATAATTGTTTCCCAAGTTTATATCCTCTTGGCAATGCGTTCAAGAAAGAATCTTTATCACCAGCATGTACAAATTGTCTCATTTTAGAGGCCGACATTCCTGCCGCTCCTTCTGCATCGGGATCTCTGTCTCCGGCCGATACAACATTAATTGATTCAAATTTATAATATCCATGAGTAGATTTTATACCATTATATTTTTTTAATAGTTTATCAAATTCAGCTATTCTATCTGAACCCGCAACCATTTGTATGTCTCTATACCCGTCATTATAGAGACTAGTAAGAACATTAAATATTGTTTTTGAATCAGAGGATGCGATATTGATACCTCTAGGTAACATAGGATTCATAAACTTTCGTATCTGAGCATTTGTTAAGGGATTCTTTTTCTTATCTGTTGTGTGTGAAGTGAACATTTTAACATCATGTCCTTTAGAAATCTGTTTCATCTTAGCGGCTAGTTTCATGTGTCCGACAGTAGGTGGATTAAAACGACCAAAAGTAAATGTTACTCCTTTATTTGAAACTTCAGTAATCTCTTTAAAGCTTTTAAATTCTTTACCCTCGTATTTAACTCCCAACATTGCCTGTACTGTTCTTTTTCTTTGTTTAGTATAATGTTCTATTTCACCAGCAAGGACCGATTTATCATCATATTCTAATGATTTAAACCACTTCTTGAAAAAATCAAATCCTTTCTTTGATTGTTTCTCACCTTCTTTAGCTAGAGATTGAACATCAGCTGGCATACCTTTAAGTGTGCTCATTTGTTTCATAGCTTTCATAACTAATTTATTAAAATTGTCTTCTGCTTTATTACTCATTTTTTATCTTTAACACTAAATCTGTTTTTCCTTTTATAACTCTATGATACATACCTTCTGGTATATCAAAGATTCTACCTTCTGTCAATTCAAATGGTAAACTACCATTAAATTGAAACTGCCAACCTTCTCCGTCCGCTACTGTGACGCGCCTATTCTCTTTATCACGATGCCAAACTAAGTCTTCACTATCAACATCACTAGAGAATATTCTTACGATACCTACATCTTTGTAGGGTTTACCAGAAGAAATTCCCACCACCCTTTAATCCTAAGTCTTTAGCATAGTATGGTAATCTACAACTCCAGTATCTAGCTGATAGTTTATCATTAGCTGTATCACAATTATGTCTAGACGCAAAGGCTTTTCTCGCCTCAGGATCGTCTATCTTAACTGCTAGATTAGATCCTCCGTCTTTAGCTCCGAAAGAAACTTTCTTTACTTTTTCTCCGTCTTTAACATAGACATAATATTTTTTTGATCCACCCTTCTTAGGAGTATTTAGTTGTTTATCCTCATCTTCTGATACTTCAACCATCGGTCTTTCTAAAGGGACATGCCGACCCTCATACAATCCAAAGTTAATATGTTCTAAAAATGTTTTCATTACTTTCTATCCTTCTCTACTTGTTTTTTCATATCTTCTAAGTTTTCATCAGCACCTTTAGTACCATTCCATACATAGCCTTTAGGTGGATCACCTGTAATCCAATCACCATCATCTTCTGTTGGTTCATTCTGTGATGGATATGAAGGTAATGCGAAGTCCGCAAATGTTTTAAGTTTCTTTATCATGTTATTTATCCCAATTTTTTGCTACTGTAAAATTATTAAAACTAAACTCTAATTTATCTACTATTTTAACAGCTTCACCTGCTTTGTCAATAGCTACATATCCTTCAGGATTAACTACTTTAAGTCCTGTATTAGTTTTAACAAATGTCTTAGCTAGTCCTTTAGCTGAATCTAGTTGTTTGATTATCATTAGTTTAGCTTCTACTAGAAATCTCATGAAGTCTATTACATTCTTTAACGCGTCTGTCGCTTTTCTTATCTCTGATAAGTGTTTATTTAAATTCGCTTTAGATGTGGGTGTATCACCCTTATTCTTTATCCACCAATCATTAAAGTGTTTGAAATACATTTGTACTACTTTTCCTGAAGCGGGTAATGTTTTTCCAGCTCTTGTATATGTATTTAGATAACTTTTAAACCCGGCTCCGGCAGCTGAAGCTCCTAACCCACTTTGCCATCTGAGAAAAGCGTTAAACTTACCTGAATTTATTTTTTGAAATTGACCACCGGCATTAGATAATGCCTTAGTTACTTTCATTGTATCAGAGGCTGTAAATGTACCTCTACCTGATACATCTTTAAATGTGGCATCGTCTTGCCATACAGTAGATGATTTACCTGGTATCTTAGCTCCGAATGAAGCTGTTAAATCTTCTATAGTTTTACCTTTGTATGTTGTATGCCAGACAATACCTATCTTAGCTTTTTTGATGTCTCTACCAATCTTTGAATCTGCGGCTACGGCATACATGATCGTGTTAGGTTGAAATGTATAATGTGATTCTCCATCAATATCTGCTGTACTGACATCATCTGTAAACATCAAATCACCTTGTAGTATTTCAGTCATTCCTAGTTTTGCAAACTCGGCTAGAGCTACTTTAAACTTACTGGCCAATTCTCCTGACAAGTCAGCATTAATCTCAGCCTCTGTATGATAAAACTTAGGTGTCTTATTAAATAATGATTTCTTGGCAACAAAGAATTTACCTGTTTCTGGGTGTGGACCACAGAATAACGCAGGAGCTCCATCCCATTTGACTGTTACATTTAACTTAGCCTTTGAACCACCTTTAAACATATCTCTTAATGCTTGTAGAAATTGTATTGAACTACGACCACCAGCAATACCAAAGTTTAGAATCTCATCTTCTAGATGTTCTAAGTGTAAATTCTTACCGGCTGCTTCTGTTATAAATTCCATTATTCTAATTTCATGTGTGCTGCTGACCATTCAGACATTGATTTTCCGTATTTAAGTAATTGTAATGCTAATTTTCTAGCGTCTTTTTTATTCATTGAAGAAATTATTTGACATAACATTAATGTTTGAAATCTTGAATTAATAACTGCTTTACCTTTGTTCTCTGGTAAATTTTCTTTATTCAACATATCAATAAAATTCTTTTCATTCTTGAATGCATTACTATAATTATTCTTTTGTGCACCTCTAGCGAAAGATAAGTTTTTTCCTTTTATAATAGTCCAAGCTGTTTTTACTTTTTTATATTTCTTTAAACCTTCTTTTGTTAGTGAGTACTTACCTGTGTTTCTATTGTAATCTAATATATCAGCTCCACCAACCGCTGTAATTTGTTTCTTAAATCCTTGACCAGTAAATTGATCTAATAAAGTTAGTTTAACTTTACCTTGAACAGCATCAGCACCCTTTTTGTCTGCTTCACCAGTAATTACATCAGTAGACTTACCACCAAATATTCTAAATCCTAAACTTATTCCATCTAATCCCGGTCCTTCAAATTCAATCGTAGCTGCTAATGCCCATAATTTACTCATTTTTAAATTTATCTTTTTAAGATCGTATGGTTCTTTTTCTTTATCATAATTAATATAACTAAGTTTACCTGAACCCTTTTTAAGTGAAACACCAACAATACCACTAACACTCTTTATTGAATTATAACAGAAATTATTTAAATCTGTTAATGTTTTATGAGTAGGTAAAGTACCATACTCTAACCAAATATCAGCAGGATTCCATTTATCTAAATCTAATGCATCATTAAAGTTTTCTTTATATAAAGCTTTCGCTTGAACATTTATTGGATATTTAGTGTAATCTTTAATATATCTTTTTGGTGGGGTAGTTCCTATCTTTTGTATCAAAACATTAACTTGTTTTCTATGTGATAGAAACCAAGCCGGTTTTTCTTCCATATATGCTACTAATGTCATGGCAGACTTTTCATCTAAACCATCTACTTTAGACCAAACATTTTTATCAATCATTTTAATTTTAATATCTTCTTCTTCATCTTTAGCACCGTGTTGTCTCGCTGATAATACTAATAAAAATGATGTTTCATTATCTGTAGTGGCTGCTGTTCCTCTAGCTACTTTACCAGCTAAATGAACTGAATATACATCACCATCAAATTCAAACTCAAACATATCAAAAGCATGACTTTGATTACTCCCTTGTAATGGTGGTATAATTTTAATATTTGCAGCTCCCATATCTTTATCAAGTTTATCAGCAAATTGCTTTGAAGTCAAGTTTCCTACATTTGCAATTCTTCTTGATTTTGAAGCAATATCTAATCCTGGATCTAAATCAGCTATTTGTTGTTGCATAGCTTTTAAAGTCATTTCTACTGTTAGCTCAGGATCTTCGGTGAGGGCTGAATTATGTCTAACTGTATAGTCAGTCTTAAATTCAAGTGTGGGAGATGTTTCTGTAAGTTTGTCTAACTTACTTACTTGTGGTTCTTGGGATGTGTGTTGGCCAAAAGTCTTCATAAACAGTATTTATGTTTACTTTATTTTTGAATTCTGTGCTTTGTCAAGAATTCGTCAATTTCAGCGATCGCTGTGACTAATTCTTCTTGTACTTTCGGTTCTTTGTGGTCTTTTTTGAGCTTAATCAATTTCTTCTTCAAATCAACTTTCTTGTTGAGAAGTTCTATTAGGGGTATTTGTTTTATAATCCCTTTATTTTTAGTCACAGAGGTCATTTAATTGTTTTATTGTTTCATCAGCAGTAGTATGTAGTATTCCGATTCCACCAGCTTCTACCCAACACTCAATGTTTCTAGGTCTATCATCTATCAATATGGCTTTACTATGAGCAAACGCCGCTTTTTGACTACCTTTGAATGTAGGTATTATGATCCAATGATCAGTACAATACTCTTTAATCCAATCGATTTTATCTTTAATGACAATAGTTCTGTTAATAGTTCCGGCTGCTGTTAATATCTCAGTATGTATACCAGAGTTAAGAGCCCAATCAACTAATTTCCATGCATCGGGTAAAGGTTTTAGTCTTCTAAACAAGTGTTTAGAGGTTACTTCCCTTTTCCTGTCATTATAGACATCAGCGACATCGGATAGTCTAACTTTGTGTCCTAGAACTTCTGAAAGTCCTGACTCAAAATCAGCTAAAACCCCATCCATATCAATGAATAATTGTCTTACTTTTTTATCTTTATTTTCTATCATACCCTTATTATACACTATTCGTACCCGCGGTATCAATACTTAAATTGTTCTTGTTTCTCTGCTGATACTCTCTTACCTGTCGCTGTGTTATCCATAACAGGTCCTATATCGACCAGTTCATCTTGAGCTGATTGTTCACAATCGAACAGTCTCATTTTTGATCTATCAACACCTAATACAAATCTCCTATGATATGTCGGATCATTGTATCGATTCTTTAACTGTTTAACCATGACTTGATCTAGTTCTTGCATTTCTTCTGTAGATATTAAGGCGAACATAAAGTCTGCCGTTGCTGGTAATCCGAATGATTCAGAAGTATCTTCAAGTCCTACATCAGTTGATACGAATCCTGTTCTGTTAGTTTGTGTCGCCGACATAATCGGTACATTAAACTCAACAGCTAAACCTCTTAGTTCTTCTGCGATACTCTTAATATAAGAATATGTATTCACATTACTACCAGGTCTGATTCTGAATGAACTACAGATATTAAGATAATCGATAAAGATCATCTCAGGTTTGAAATCTCGTTTTAAGTCTAGTTCTTGTAATAAATGTCGAATGTGTCCACTATGAGCTGTCGCTGTTGGATATTCTTTGATAATCAATTTACCTTTAGTCTTTTCTCTAACTCTTGTAATCTTTTTCTCATACATCATCTTCGGTAGATCACCCAATTCATTCAATCCAATGTCTAATAGATTCGCGTCAATTCTTTCAGCGATCTTTTCTTCTGCCATTTCCATTGTAATGTATAGAACATTTTTACCTTGAAGTAATGCTGACGATGCCATGTGACACATAAACAATGATTTACCCACACCAGTACCAGCCATACATATATTCAATGTCTTGTTCGGAAGTCCACCTTTAGTTATCTTATTCATGAGTTCTAGATCAAACGGTACTCGTTCTTCTTCTCTATGCATGAACTCAAATCTTTTATCCCAATCTTCAATGAAGTCATGACCGATATTACTATCAAAAGAAACAGATAACGCTTCTCTTAGAATATCAGGAATCTCACCTGTATGACCTTCTTTATCTTGAATGATTGCTATAGAACTCATTACACCATTGTATACTGCTCTATCTTTACACCACTTCTCTGTTGAATCAGTCAACCACTCATCAGGTGTTTCTGATTGATCTTGTTTGATCTCTTGAATTAATACTACCGTATCTGATAGTAATTGTTGATCCACATCATCTTTCTCATCAATATCTATTATGAGAGCTTCTGGTGTTGGTGATGTTTGATACTTTAAAAAGTATTCTCGAATTTGTTTAAATAGAAATTCTTCGTCCCTTTCCTGAAAAAATTCAGATTTTATGTAAGGTAGAGTTTTCCTAGTAAATTCTTCATTCTGTATCAGATTCTTGAGAATCGTCTGTTCTAGTCTGGTTGCCATATAAAAATTCTTTCTTTGCTACTTCGTTAATTTGATCAAGTACTTCTTGAGTGAAATACTTAGTTGGGTTATTGTTAATTGTCTTACCGAATTGTGTTGTACCATCAGGTAACTCAACTCTAGTAGATGTTTGTTTAAAGATACCATACTTGATAGCTAAGTCTAATAGACCATAGTATCTATCTAAGCCTGACTCGTATCTTAATACGACATCTACCATTTTATTTTCAATCGTAAGTCTTGATTTCTCATTCTTACAATGAACAATATTTCCAATAACATCTTTTCCGTCTTTCTCTTTCTTCTTAGACAAAAAGATGATTGATGATGCCGCGTACTTGAGTCCGCTACCTCCACCCATAACTTTCTTAGCAAACAATCCCATTTCATCATAAGTATGATTCGTTACGATCAATGGAACACCGGCTCTTCCGAGTTTAAGAGTCAAAACTCTGAACGCACCTTTTACTAACTGTGCTCGAGTCATATCTCTAGTCTCTGCACCTGATGCTGTGTCTTCAATCTCTTTAGTTGTTGATAACATACCAAGAGAATCTAAAACAAATAACATTTTCATATCTGTTTTATCTTTGATATATTGATCAAGAACTTTAATTGATTGAGTTCTAAACTCCTGTACTGTTGTTACCGGTACAATCACGATTCTAGAGGAATCAATTCCTCTTTCCTCGATCATGTTTTTTGTTATTGCACTCTCTGATTCGAAGTAGATAACCGCTGAATCGAGGTTATCATCTAAGAATTGTTTACACATTCCTAGTGCGAAGAATGTTTTACCTGTAGCAGATTCACCAGCTAATGCTGTGATCTTATTGTTTGGTAATCCATCATATATTGAACCAGATAAGAGAGCGTTAAAGATGTACGAACCTGTATCAATGTATCCACTAACATCGGCCGCTTGTACTCCGTCTTCTACAATAGAAGCGAACTCATTACCTGTAGTTTTTATTAAGTTTTTCAAATAACTCATTATATATTATCTCCATAATTTATTTATTTCTGATTTCTTTTCTCTTTTTTCGTATAGTTGACTCATAGTCTATAGCTTGACGAAATTCTCGTTTAAGAGAATTCAATTCAACTAATAATAGAATTAAAAACACCCAACCTACTAAATGTAGAGTTAAGAAAATGTAAGAAATCTCATTCATATATCTATTATAACACCAAACGCTTATAGGTCAAGGTGTTTATCCAAAAAATTCATCAAGTGTACTAACGGGTTCCGTTGTCCACCCAATCTTGTTTAATATTACGCCTAATGGTTCGACAAACGATTTTGAAAACTGTAAATCGTAATCAATATAAGCTTCGAGCTCGAACTCTTTAGGTAAAGCAGAGACAAATGATATCACATTCTCATTCATAATATTAGGTACTTTCATGTAACAAAATTTAACTTTCTCACCATTCTGTATAATGGGATATTTCTTGTCTATAGAGTATTTAGACAAATAGTGATTGTAAAGAAGTGAACCTCTTACATGAATAGGCGTACCTTTGTTGTAGATAGAGGCCGCGTTGAAATACTTCTTAACATTTTGTACTCCTCTTGGAAAGGATATATCTTCTATAGGTAATTTATTAAATTCATTTCGAGCGTTTGTTATAAATTCCCATACATCATTCTCTGTTCCATTCATCAATGTTCGAATACCTTCTTCAAGTTTCTTTCTACACCACATTGGTGTTGAAGACTTAGCAGTCTCAATACCCATCATTTTTAATTTCGGTGTGTTGTATCTTACACCTTCTGAATCATGAACATTAAGTATGTATCTTTTCTTTGCTGTCCAGATACCTTTGTCTGCTATGACTTCTCGTCCCATATGCATCTTGTTTTGATAAGCGTTCATATAAGAAGCTAGTTCTTCATACGATTCATTGATCATAGGTTCAAGTTTTTCTTTCGCGATAGTGTCTAGAAAATCTACAGGATTCTTGGGTCCAACTTTATCAATTAAATCTTCGAATGTCACATAGATTGAATCTGTATCGATCGCGACAACATAATCTTTGTCTGACTCTAATAATTTATTTAAGTAATCATTGACGGCTCGTTCAACCCACTTAATACTTAACTGACCACTCATTGTAATACCTTCAGCTATTCTTTGATTGAAGTATCTGAAATATTGATTACCTAGAGCGCCATAAGCTGAGTTGAGTGAAATCTTTCTGACCATTTGATTGTTATTATATTTGACAATCTCATACTCACATTTCTTTCTATTGATTAAATCATCTTTCGGAATAGTCTCTAATCGTTTTTGAGATTCAATCATTTTATTCTTAAACAAAACTCTCTGATCATACATTTCTTCCAGAAGTTCAGGTAAGAAACCTTGTTTCTTTGTCGAGAACAATGCACCGTTGGGCGTCACAGTACTCGTAGTGAGCATACTCGTATCAACCTCACCTTCTAATAGTTTCTTCACATTGATCTCTTGAGGATATATCTTCGGAATCATTGTATCAGGACTCATATTGTACTGCATGATTAAATGAGGATATAGACTATTCAAGTCAAAAGACATTACCCATTTGTGTTGTCCTACTTGAGGTTCTTTTACATACGCTCCGACAATTCGTGAGTCTTGAGCTCCTTTCTTCGGAGGAGGAACCATACCTCGTTTCTTTAAGAAGTTGTAGATTAATAAATCCCAATATCGAACTGATCCGAATACATCTTGATAATTACACTTAGCCTGATAAGCCATCGTGATAACTAACTCCATGAGTTGTAACTTATTATCTAATTCTTCTACAAGTTCTGTATCACGAATATTATAATCTAAAAATTTCTGATAATCATTTCTATAGAATAGATGCATCGCTCCGAATTCAGAATAGTCTATCTTTCTTTTACCAAGTTCTACTTCCGCGATATGATCTAATCGATATGTTTCTCTAGTTTTGTATGTAAACTTCTTATACATATCAAGATAATCTAGAATAGCTACTCCTGATATATTGTATGATATCATTTTCTTCTGACCCATGTAGAGCCATTCTCTAGAAGTAACTAGATTATGAGGTGATAGTTGTGTGACTGTATTCCAATCAAAGAGTTTCCATATACGATTAACAAGATAAGCTATGTCGAATGTTTCTACATTCCAACCAGTAATAACATCAGGTTCTAAATCGTCCCAGACTTTCATGAATGTTGTTAACAATTCTTTCTCATGATGACATCTATGATAGATGATATTCGGATCATCTGTTTTATAATCGAAATTATCTGTACCAATAACATGAGTCTCTTTATGTCCAAAGAGTTTCATTGTTATCGCGTTTACTTTTTCTTCTGCTTCTGTAGGTTCAGGAAATCCATTCTCACACTCACACTCGATATCTATATTAAGTATGTTGATACTCTTAATATCGAATTGTATATCAGTCGGAAATGATTCATTGATGTAAGTATATTCCCATTGATCAAGCCCATGTACTTCTGATACTTGATCATTCTGAAATTTCTTTTTCCAATGTCTCGCGTGACTGATAGAGCCAAACTTCTTCTGTTGTAAGAAGTCACCCTTGATTGATTTGAAAGCTGTTTGTTTGTTTGTCGGGATATAAAGAGTAGGTTCGTATTTCAATCTCTTGAGATATCGTTTACCGTTCTTTATCCCTCTCGCGAGTATAAAGTCTTTGTATTTTTGAACATTAGTGTAGTAGTGCATATAATATATTATAACACAGAAATGCCATAGTGTCTATACCACTCTGGCTTCTGTTGTATCCTTTCTTCAATTCGTTGTCTAATGATCTCTTGATCTTCCAACTTGGGTTCCCAATCATTGTAATAATCTGTTGGGAATTGTGTGACTTTAAATTCTCTAGTAGAATCTAAATTAAAATTTCTTTTGATTAGTTCTTCTCTGATCTGAGTATATCTTTTGTATAGATATTTACCTTTATCATAAAAGAACATGACATGACCTGTTCCAAGTTTGAACTTTTTAGGAATCTTTTTGGGATCCCATTTTGAAGAATTGAGTGATCTCTGTAATGCCGAACCCACCATGAATATCTCACGGTACTCAGCCATTAAATGTTGATCAGTTAATTCTTCAACAGGTATTATGTTGATTCTTGTCAAATTACTTTAACTGGTACAAAATGATTTTTTACACAAAGTAATTTTTCTTCGGCGTGTGCCATATTTTCTATCTGAGCATCCATGGCGGAGATAACATCGGGATGTTCTCCTATACCAACTGGGTGTTTCAAATATACTGTAATGTTAGCCTTCGCTTCTGCGATTTCTCCCTCATATTTTAACATGAGTGCTTCTCTCAATATTTTTTCCATAATATAATTTTCCTATTATTTTAATCGACCTTTTGAATCGAATTTATCAGTCACATCAATATCTCTTAAACGATTCATTAATCGTTTTGATCTATTATAGACTTGTTTAGCCCACCTACTGTCTAGACCTTCTTCCGAAGCTGTTTTATAATCACTCTTATTCAAAGCGGTAAACATCTTTTTGAACTTTCGTAATCTAGTGATTCCTAAGTTAAAAGCCATGTTAGCGATTATTAATTTTACTTCTTCTGGCCAATCTCTCCAGTTATTGTGGAACGCGTTCTCACAATCCTTTAAACATATATTCAAATCTTGAACTAAATATTCATCGGCTTTAGTCTGCGTTATCGGGTGATCTACACCCATTTCATATTCTTCATCTGTTTCCAGAAGAAGATGTCCTATCCCTACAGTCTTATAACCTAGATGATCTTTGTATACTTTAAGTACACAACCTTCATCAGAAGTTATTTCGTCTTTAAGTCTTACCCTAAATTCTTTACTATATTCCATTGTTCAGTTCCTCTAACCCTTGGTTAGCTATAAGTTCTACTAATATGTTACTCATAAGTTGATTGAAATCTTCATCCTCAGATATCGTATCTACTAATTCATCTGGACAAGCTCTAATAGCTCGTTCAAAATCCATAGTAGGTATTTCTTCTTGTTCTCTAGGGATAAGTGTCACTTCTCCATACTGATATATAACATCTTTGTATGGGCCTGTAAGGACTCTAATAGCCCTCTCACCAGTCTTATGAACAACTTCTGTATATAATCCATTATCAAATAAAGGATAATGTGTTTCTACATCTGTATTTAGTTTTTTAACCAATTTAGTCTATTTCTTAGATTTATTCTTAGAACCCTTGGGTCTGCCTCTACCTTTTTTCTTAGTAGTTACAGTCTTAGCTTTCGCTTTCTTTTTCTTAACTGGAGTTCTACCATCAGAATAAGATTCATTGACATCTTTAGTAGACTTATCATCTGCGATATATCTCCCTTTTCCGTCTCGAGCTCTTTCACCTTTAGGTTCACCAACTAAGAAAGTTACAAATTTATTAAACCAATTCATTTGTTTTTTCCTCTTTTTTGTTATTTATTAATTCAGACATATATGCATCATGATAATTCACATAGTCTAGTTCAGATTCTTCATCTTCTCTTTTAAAGAAAGTCATAATATAGTTTTTAATTTTTCTAAACATACTATTATTATAACACCGAAAGCTGAGATGTCAAGGTTTTTGACACCCCAGCGTCCTTGATGTTACTCAGCTAAGAAAACTTTCTTATCTGATTTTGAAAGACCACCGATCTTTACAGTTCTAGGTTTCTTTTCCTCTGGAACTATTCTCTCTGCGTAGATGGTAAGAATACCATTTGACAGATCAGAACCTTTGACCACTACATCTTCAGCTAGAACAAAGTTCCTACTAAATTTTCGTTGTGAGATTCCTTGATGAACAAACCCGCTATCTTTCTCTCCGAGATCACCTTCGATAAGAAGATTATTTTCTTTAACTGTTACAGTTAAATCCTCTTCACCGAATCCAGCTACTGCT